GCAGATTCTAAGATAGCTCGTTCAAGTCCTTTATGCCTTGTGAATGTTTCAAAATCGTTTAACAACCAATCAAAATGTTCTTCTCTTAGATCGTATGTTACTTTGAAATCACTATTAGTAGCAGCATTGACAATTTGTTCAGTTGGCATGATATTATGTTCTTTAACATAGTTGTCGATAAATTCTGCAGACGTATGTAATCTTCTATCAAATAGTGTATGATCGAAAATACTCTGACATCTTGCAAATGTTGCTGCATCTGCTAGCATCATTTCAAGATAAAGTTTTTGAATGTCGTATCCGTAATCTGTGTTTTGCATCTATATATGTTAACTCCTAATTAAATACTTTAACACCGTAATGATTCTCAAAGTCATTAGCATCTTTGAGATTATTTACAATGGGTTGTCCTTTAATGTTTAAACTAGTATTAAGTAACATTGGACATCCTGTTCTTTCATACCATATTTCTAATAATTTTCTGAATTGCGATCCATCGCTATGCACAGTCTGAACGCGGCTAGTACCGTCCCTATGCACAATAGCAGGAAAGCGATCAGGATACTTACAAGTGGCGACAACTTGCATATACTTGCTATCATTCCACCCAGTAGGCATATCAAAATAGTCATGAAGATGTTCCGATAATATTGCCGGCGCAAACGGTCTAAATTCTTGTCGTTGCTTAATTGCATTTACTTTGTCCTTAATATCTAGTCCTCTGGGGTCAGCGATTAAACTTCTGTTCCCCAACGCTCTTGGACCAAACTCTGCTTTATCTCTAGCCAATCCACAAATTTGATGTGCAAGTAGATAATCAACAATTGTTTCATTTGATACAGCATGTCCCATATCATATCCCAAGAACGGAGTAAAATATTTAGGTTCTATCCTCCAAGATGGATTATGTGCCAATACTGCGCCAATACTTGATCCTGCATCACCTGGATTTGGCATTATCCAGCAATTGTTGTAGTAATGACCGATTATCTTATTAGCAGAACAATTCAATGCGCAGCCTCCCATAAACACTAGATTTTTACTATTAGATAATCCCATTGCGTGTAAGAGAATGGATCTTAAGATATCCTCATATACACGTTGTACTGCTGAAGCAATTTCAAAACTATCAGTAATAGTTAATTCAGGAGCCCAATCTAAACATCCCCTGTGTAAGTTAGGTTTGATTAAACGACAATCCGGATTAGTACTATCAATAAAATCTTTATAAATTTTACTTTTTAATGTATCTGGATCTCCGTATGCAGCCATGCCCATTAAAATGTATTCATCTTCTAATGGTTTTAGTCCCACACGTTGAGTCATTGCCGAATACCAAAGTCCCACAGAATCCGGGAACCATTTGCTGTATAATCTTTTGAGTTTATTTCCTTTTCCTTGCCATACAGTATAGGTATCAAATTCACCGATCGAATCCAATACAATAACCACTGCATCATCAAACGGGCTAGTATAATAACCTGCGGCAGCATGACTATAATGATGATTGGTATATGTAATGGGAGCATTTATACCCCATTGATTCAAGTATTTCTTGATATTATTATCGTTCCATTTCCATCCTTGTCCTGCAACCAATTGTCTTGCAGTTTTAAGATAAGGATTTTCATACCAATAGACTTGATCAGGTAATCCCCAATGGTTATCTATAGCGTAGTTAACTAATTCTTGACATAAATCACGATCATTCTTTTTGCCGCTGAATCTCTCGCTATGACTAGCAAATACAAGTTTTTCATCGGCAAATACTGCTAATGCGGCGTCATGGCTATTTGCCGATATTCCCCAAGTAATCATTTGTAGATAAATGGATCACGTTTACGTAGTTCTTCAAGACGCTTTTTAAATGCTTTATGTTCCTGCCATTTACGCCAGGGTGTTGTTAAAAATCTAATAATTGCTTTCATTTTTTTACCTCATTAAACCATGATTTTGCACGAAGTCTAACCTTCAGTGCGTTTGATTCTTTTGTTTGTACAATTAGCCAAAGTGTTGCTACCCGTCCGAGTTTACATACAGCATCATTAACGTCTTTAACTCCGTCGGGCCAATTTGGCATGCTAACAGACCATCCTAAGTCAAGTGCATGTTCAACTGTCTTAGGTCCTTCATGATCCCTATCTGGAATCCAAACGATCTCACGATTAAGTTGGCGTAGTAACCAATCTTGACTTTTTTTGATTTCTGCTCCAAGAACTGCACAAGCATCGATACTTATCGCATCGATCGGTCCTTCACAAACAAGTACGAATTCTCGATCATGCGTTTGTCTATCTAAATTAAACACATATCCGGGCTGTTGTTCGGAAATATATCTAGGATTTTGATTACCGCTAATTGTACGGGCAGTATATCCAACAATTCTTTCTTGATAAAAGAATGGGATAATTAATCGATTTCTAAATCCCTGTTTATCACACCAATAGAAAGGATAATCGTCGAGATATAAACTTCTACTGGTCATATATTCTAACACCGGAACTAATAAATCAGGAATGTTATCTTTAAAGTCGGTGATTAGTTGAGCATCCATAGGTAATGCTCTAGTATGAAATTCGGGGATAATACTCTTTACTTTTTCTTGCTGATCCGAATTAAGTCGAAGAGCTTCTAAACTTAGTTGATTAATAAGATCGTCGCTCATGTTGAATAAACGCATGAGTTTACGCATCTTTTGACTAATAGTACGACCTGGTTGCCAACTTGCTTTAAATTGACAGTTAAAACAATGATACGAAATAGCATCGCCTGCATTAACTATTAACCCGCCGCGATGACGTTTATCTCCGCAACAAGGAGCATTAAAGCTAATCCAGCCAGAAGGAGTGTGTTTCCTCTTTGCAGGCAGATGTGATAAAATTGTTTCGATAATAAGGCTCATATAGCCTTATTATACTAACTTACCGTAATGCTGTCAACAACTCCGGCGTAATTTGTGCCCGAAACAATGTAAGGGCCTCCATTGCCTGCTGTCGCTGTTCCTGTCCAAGTAACCGTAACGACTTCGCTAATTGTATAACTGGAACTAATTGCAGTTGAGGTTTCACCGAGTACACCGTTTACATTAATGATTAGATCGTTAACACCGTCTACTCCCCCGATTTGATGTCCGGGAATTTTAATCATTGAACCTTTAGTATATCCCGTACCGCCATACTTAATTGTTACATCATATGTGCCATTAGATTTAGAAACATAAAAAGTTGCACCTAGACCGTTAATATTAGGTGTTTGAAATGCAACTCTAAAGTAATTGTATCCACTTGTTGGAATCACTGCACCATATGGAATAACTCCAGTGAACGACCCGTCATTGTAATTTTGATTCCAAGACCCGAACGGTTTTCCTGCTGCCATGAACGCTTCTTTGTTTATAGTAGAACTAGTAGTTGCTTCGATCCAAATAGAACCAACAAATCCTGTTGTTGCGATCTGGAAACTTAATATCTCTGTAGGAATTGCTTCGTAAAACTTACATGGTATTGCAGAACTATACCAAATAGGAATACCTTGTAAATCGACTTCGGCAGTAAAGTCCGAAAACACCCTCGGAGCTCTAGTAGCAGGCATTGCATCGCCGTCAAGTTCAATTGTACCGACTGCACCAAATTTGCTGTCACAATATAATGGAACTTGCGCTTGTGATGTTGCTTTTGTTGCTACTAGACTATATTTTAAGAATTGATTATTTAGACTTGATAAATCTTCTAATGGTATAGTAACAGTAGCAATTCCTTTTAAATTCGTAGCTATTACTGTATACGGACTATTTGGAAGAGCATTACCTGCGGCGTCCATTAAGTTCATTGTGATTGAGCTAAGTGTTGTTAGATCAATTCGTTTCTGGTCCGCGTTCTTAATATCGAACTCTATGGTATTGTTAATACCTCTATAAATCTTTACATTTCGTTGATACACGTTGGTATACTCCACATTGAAGCCCGCCAGATCGGCTAAGATTTGGACACGGTTTGGATATAAATAACTTAGGATTTTTTGCATTTTGGCAAACCTTTTATGTATTTATGGCAAATTTAAGAGATAACATAACAAGCACATTACCATTTATATCGGTACTAACTTACGGCAACGAAGAGTATGTAGGAATTATAGTCAATCAAGATCAGTTTGTGACTAGTTTTTATGACCTTAATGCAATTAAAAGTTCAGAAGAGCGAACTGTATTTTTAGAAATCGGCGAAACCTGGTGGTGGGAATCAAATCGTCAATTTCCAATTTCAATTTTCTGTAAGGACCAAATACAACCTTTTCATTATGCTATTAAGACGTTTAATAGCAAGGATGTAAAAGTTGTATTAGGACCTGTAGTTAACTTAATGAATTTAACTTTGAAACGAGTTAAACGAAAATCAGTACAACTTGTGCGTAAGACTCGCTAACTATATTCATAACTAATCTGTTCACAGATTAGATTCATTTGTACTACTATAGCGTGTGCGTATGCTATAGCATGTGCCTTCTTAAAATAATACTCATCATTCTCAGGTTTTGTCCAAACTTCGGTCGTCACCGTAGTCCAATCTTTCCCGATCAGATAACGTTTCGCCGGGCGGATTATCGCTAATATGGCGGCGAGCTGTTCGATAGAGGATGGCTTCATCTGCCGCAGGACGGTACCATGACCGTTTATGTGAAACAGAAGATTTGTAAAGTCGTCTTGTTCTAGAAGATCCCATAGTGGCTCCGTATTTAATAATTGGGTCAAATGTTCATTGTCTCGAACATTTTGATATACATTAACATTAAGAAAATCAATCTTAAAGTAGCCTCGTTGTTCTGCCTCTTTATATTCTATTGTACTTAAATTTGTAATAGGATCATAAGGGATTGCCTGTACATAAATGCCTGTATTATGTGCAACCATGCCGTCGTTAGTTTTTCGTGATGCAACGACATGTTTGAGTTTTTCCAATGCTTGCTTTCGATCAGCAAAATCAATGTCAATATCCATTAATGTTTTACATCAGATTCAAATAAAATTAACGGTAATGATTCACTTAAAAAGTGTGCATATTCAGCTGCATCTTCTTGATTATCAAATCCCACTAATCGTATATAAACTGAATTATCTTCTTCATCTACAGCAACTTGTAAATCTAAAGGAATACCGTCTCTAACCGGCGGAGGAGTAATGTAGCTCATATATTTGATTCTCTTACTACTTGTTTTACCAATTCAACATCATCTGGATTTTTCTTAAATTTAGATAACCAGAATGGTACATCTATAACATTACTTACTGCTGCTAGTTGTTCGTCATTAAATTTTTGAAGCATTGCTTTACCATTAGCGCAGTTTAGAATTAACCAAGGACTTATCTTCCCGTCCTTAATATCAAACATAGCACGATTAAGACTCACGTACAAGAAGTAGTGATTCCATTTAGCTTGATTATATTCGCCCCACTCTATCATGTGATTTATACTGCGTTGGAGGGCCGTTTCCACAGTTTCTGTTTTAATTAAGTCCAAAACATATTTCTCGTATAATTCGTCGCGACACCAATGATCTAATTTGACGCCAGAAGTAACCACATAGTTAATGAATTGGTCTGGGTATAAGGGACGTACATTACTAACAAAACTACCAAACTTAATAAAAGCATTATAATAAGGACTTCGACAAAAGTCTTCATATGTCTTATCACCGGAGTTATGCTGTGTTTTCTTATAAAATCTTACATAAGTATCGTACCCTAAAACTACATGTTTCTCGTGTTGAACCAAAGCTCTGCGTTTCTGTTCGCAAACATGAACAGATAGGGTTTTTTCTTTAGTAAATCCGTGACTACAGTATTTACACACATAAGGTTTATTTGATGTTAAATTCATCATTATTTGCCAAACCGTTTTTTAATATCGGCATCGCTCATTCCATATTGTTTAGCAAGATCTTTAATTTCTTTATCAGATGTTATTGCTGCTAACAATTTAATTTCATCTGTTTTCCTGCTTGGATAGATTTCGTGAAAGAATTTTTCTTTTTTATTTGTAATTGTCTTTTTACCTATCCATTCATGAAAGAATGTTTCATTACCATCATAACTGCACATACATAACAACAACCATAGTAATTTCGGATGTTGTTGTATATCATTCCAATTTTTATTAAAGTATTCGTTTACTGTTAATACAAAATGTTCTTGGACAGCCCGCGGACGATTCTTAACGTTGCTAATGTATCGATTAAGAATATAGAACTCACTTCGTAATGACTTTTGATTCTGTTCATCCATTGCATCCCAAAGTTCTCGGATGTTCTGATCAACTGCTTGTAGCTTTTCTTTTAGCTCTACTTTTTCAAACATTAGAATAACCTATCTAAGTAAATAATTTCACTTTGTCGTGATATTTCCTTTACAAAGTATGCACACAGCGGACTCGAACCATATGTTAACGGAGTAGCAAGAAGTTGTCCATTTTTCATCTTTGGAAAATACCACTTCACATCATTGTAAAAGTTTACTATCTCTATACGCCTAAATTCAAGTCTAAATGAGCTTAGAGGATTATAAAGTAGTGCTTCAAAACCTCTATCATTTAAACTAGTTAATGGGAGGATTTCAATATCATTACCCGTGGCGCTGTCACCTACTGCGATACACCAATCGATAGGCATAGTTACTTCATCGTCACCGATCTTAAGTACCATTGCAGGACTGTTAAACGATTCTAGAAAAATTAATGGTACAAAATAGAAATCTGGATCTTTAGGATCACTGTTATCTAGTATTGCAAATCTAGTGTTATCATCTACCTCGTCGGGCAGATTATTTAATGAAAATGTTTCGTTGTCTAATGTTAAAATGTGCATTATTTTGTCCAATCAATTTTATCTAATGTAAATGGATACTTTGCTTCCTTATAGTATCGCTTTCGTTCTGTTAAATGTTTCTTTGCAAATTTACAAGTGCTAGTTATGTCCCACACGTTTGCAAAGTCTTTGTCGTCAGCTTTTCTGATACCTCTGCCGATGCTTTGGATAACTCTAACAAAGCTCTTTCCAGGTTCAATAAGCACCAAGTTGAAGATACGAGGAATGTTGATACCAACAGCAGCAACCCCATATGTTGCAATAGAGATTTTGCTATTACTTGTTTTAAAGTCATCGTAATCCTCCTTTCTATTCTTTCCTTTTATTTTACCGGAAATAAATGCTACGTCTAAGTCCTTTAAAAGTTCTTGTAACTGTTCTCCGGTGTCAATACGATTTACTAGTACAAGAGTATTGCCAGATTCGGAAATAGTGCGTACTAAATTTGAGATATATTCTATTCTAGCCTTATCTGTAACAAGATATTTGTTTTCTTCTGCATACGATTTAAATTCGGGCAAGTCAATCAACTGCATGATGTTTACATGCAATTTACTAAGAATACCCATGTCTTGTAGTTCATGTGCTTTAATACCTCCTACAACAGGTCCGATACTAGCAAAGATTGGTTCTGCTTCAAATTCATTCTTAGGAACAGTTCCAGTTAATCCCCATCTTATACAAGCATTAGCAACATTTTGTGTTAGTAAATTTTTTAATACCTCTGCTTTTGCTTGATGTACTTCGTCAACAATAACGGTGTTTACTCCATCTAAAAACTCTGCAAGTGTAACTGCAAGATTTGCATCCCAATTTTTAGATTTTTTATCTAATACATTTAAACTTTGCCATGTACAAATAATATGTGTTCGTCCAATATCTTTACGGTCGCCGTAATACACACCGACATCAAGTCCTACATTTTTAAAGTCGTCTTCTGTTTGAGTAACAAGATCTTTATTAGGTACAATAGTAATAGTTCTACCATATTTTTCGGCATTGTGTGCAAGTGTTGCAGTCATAATGGTCTTACCTGCACCGGTTGCTACTTCTTGTAATGCGTGAGTATTAACAAAGAACCTATTTACGATCTCAACTTGATCTTCTCGTAACATAATAGGTTGGCCTGCAAATCGATGTCCTTGTGGCCAAACTTTACCTTTATCTGCCCAATAAGAAGCAGTAATTGGATTAAATTCTAATTTGCCTGTTTTTCTTAAATCGATAACTTCGTCAATATCGATGTAGTCATTATATAGGATTTCGAGCACACGTTCTAACTGACTTAGATATCCGTTACCTCCTAAGCCAAACAAACTAACTTTACCGTCCCATCTCCCTAATTGAAAAGCAGGGCGATACCTAGCAGTTGGATCTTCGTACTTAAAAGTCGCTGCTAGTTTTTTTCTTGTTTCTAGCGAAAGTCCTTCTAATTTAATATTAACTTCGTCTTTAATTATTAATTTTACCATGTTGTTTTATGTATGAAATAAGAGGTGTCTCCTTATCGTATGTTATTATAAGGTCGCAACAATTAGTATATACTGCTGTCTTACTATTTCGAAGCGATGTATTAACACAAACTACACTCATAGGTTTCCAATTAGTTTTAAGAATAAATTTCGGAATTTTATTTGTTTCGACACCGACAACTCTTGTAGAATTGTCTAATACTGCGTTATATTTTTGATCTGCAATTATTGCATTAAAATCCTTGCCTACATCATTATTAGGTAATCTAAAGTATATGCCCACATCGTTAATGTCAAAATATTCTAACGTATTAGAAATTTCGATTAGCTGAGAAGACAAGTCTTTTTGATTATAAGTATCGAACACAAGTAATACTGGCAATCTCTTTAATTCGATAAGAGATTCGATTACGTTATGTAACGAATATACATTACTATCCACCCATAATTTTGCTTGTTCTCGATATGCAATTATTTCAGTTAGTGTAGTCGGAGTTTTCTTATCTACAAAATACTGATATCGAATACTACGATCTGCAATGATATTTTGAGTTAATGGCGTATCGATACCTAAATCAGCAGTCAATTGTTTTTGAAAATTAGCATGTGATAGGGTATTAATACGATATTGGTCTTTTATATCAGTTATATTCCACGTTTTAATAATGTCACAATATTCTAAAAGTGTTTCATCGATTGTAAAACCAAGTGGGTATAATGTATCGACGATCAGTACTATGTTTTTTTCAGTTAAGGCCGCTAAGTATTTTTTACTATTAGCGTCGGCTATCAGCCCTTCGATTTCATTATTTCTAAACTTTTCTTGTATAGTTTTCCGAAGAGTGGCAGAATACGCAAATTCTATTGTAATTAAATACGTATCATCTCGAGGTGCAAGGTACACTTTTCGGGTATCGTCAATTGGCCTGAATGATTTAGACCATACTGGATTTTGTAAAACATCAGGATCGATAGAAAACACTGAATTGTTTTCGCGTAATAATCGTAATAAAAGCCTTCCTTGATTTACAGTAATAAATGCTGTGCCAGATATTGACTTTGCAAGACTTTTAAAGATTTTAAGGTCCCTATGGGAAATTTGTTGTTCATCCACTGATTTCATCATATCAGTGAATATGTCGTCAATGTACTTCATATTTTTAATTATAAAGAATTATTCTTATCTTGTCAAGTATAAAAAAAGGTCTCAATAATATTTAAGACCTTCTTTCAGTATTTTGGCAAAATTAATCAAATGGTAGCATCTTCCATGCCAGCAACACGCAACTTAACAATATTAGTAATTTGCCATTGTTTCTGATCCAATGCTTTAGTAATACCCAACCATTGATTCCTAAGTAAAGCAAATTCATTGATAATAATTTCAAAATCAACAACTTCTGCTTCACCATCTACAAATTTTTCGCAATCTCGAGAACTCAAAGCCCGTTGATAATTCTCGAGATATTTGCGAAAGTTTTTACTTCTTAATCGGCGAAGTTCAATGTTAAGGAATTCTAAGATAGCCTCTATTTCTTGGAGTTGGTTAAATCTATGCTCCACGATGCCTGGCATACTCGCTGCGGCCTTTTCTATATTACCCGTTATACGGCATTCATCTTTTGCAGCATCATATTCGGCGTAAAAGTAGTCCAGAGCATCGGGGATATTTGATATATCTCGAGTTACCTTAGTGTACCATCCCATTAAAAATCTAACTCCTCTTGATCATCTTCATCTTCTAAATAATATTCAATCGCTTGATCTAGATTGTGTTCGACTCCCATTGCATGTTGCAGAGTTCTGTCAGTAACACCGTTATCAAGTAACAATTCTATGTAACGTTCTGCAACAGAGTCAAGTTGCTTCTTATCAATATAATCTGCAAATAAGAGCCATAGTTCGCCGATTTGAGTTTCATTCAACATTATCTTCCTTCTCCTCAAGAGTTTCTTCTGTTTTAATAGGTGTGACATGGAAATTCTCCATTATCATATCTAATTTATCATCTTTCCACTCTTTTCGGTATAAAAGCGTCTCTTCTTGGGTAATAGGATTAACCCACTTCAATCTGTTTCCTTGTTGAGTAAGCAATCCTGCCTTTTCAAACATATCAACAAGACCGCTATATGGATTCATACCTGTAGTATAAGGAATCTTAATTTGCAGTGATTCAAACGGCTTAGCATATCGTGTCTTCATAATCTTACATGCTGCACGTATACCATTAACTTCACTGGTCTTATTACCATCTTCGTCTTCCTTGAGCTTTAACTTCTTCATAGCAACTACAATCGAGCTTGCATAGATAAAGCCTTGTCCTCCACTAATCTTGTCATCTGGATCAAACATATCTTGACTTGCATAACTATGATTAGTTGCTACAAGTCCAACATTGTACGACCCGAACATATTAACACAATTTCGTACAAGAGCTGTTAGTGCTTTGGGCTTCCTGCCCATGTCGCCTTTTAAATCACCTGCTTCGAACTGGTTGATGTCAGTTGGTGTGAGTAACATTCCTAGCGAGTCAATTACAAACAAGACCTTTGGTTTTTCTTCCATTGTCTTATATTCCTTCATAAACTCGCTGATTGTTTTAGCAACGTCATCAATCATTGCCATATTGAGTTTGAGAAGTTTGTCCTCGCCGGTATCTACCCCAAGTGCATGTAACCAAGCTTCGTCAAGTGCATTTTCGCTGTCAATTAAGATTACATAAATGCCTTGTTCTTGTGCGTGTTTTACAATGTTTCCCGAACAAATGTAACTCTTACCTGCACCTGATTCACCTGCAAATACAGTTACCTTACCAAGTGGAATTCCTTTGTTAAAGTTGCCGCTAATAAGATAATTTAATGCGTAATTGCCGGTGCTAACCCAATCTGTTGGATCATTAAATCCTACACCAAGTCCGTCGATAGACTTAGTTAATGTTTTCCTAAATTTACTTAGGTCAAACGGTTTTGTTGCCATTATTATTCTCCTAAATAGATAACTCGGGCGTACAAATTGATTGCAGAGGCCCGAGCAGATTAAGCCTGATTACGATTACGAATCTTTGCAAGAATGTCTTGAGCTCGAATATCGCCTGTTGCGGCATCGGCTACGTTTACATTCTTAACTGGTGCAATTGGTGCAGGCTCGTCATAATCTTCTTCTACTGCGACTGCTGCCTTAGGAGTTGCTGCCTTTACAGGATCGCCAGTTGATTGGCTCATTCCTGCTGGCTTAAAGTATTGACCCCAACGATCCATATCAAATGGTTCGCCGTCAACAGATGCTTCAAACATTTCCTTCATTACCTTGATTTCAACTTCAGTTGGCTTCTTAGGCAGGAAGTCATTAAGATTATAAAGACCATATTGCTTAATAGCCGCGTCTTCTACACTAGAAAGTGGACGTTCACGACGTGACCATGTTGATGTTGAATAGTCTGCATAACCACCCTTGCTGCCCTTCTTCATACGGAAATCGATACCGTGAATATAGTCAGTAGGAAGATCTTCTAACTCAGGATCTAATAATGCTGATTGGATCAACTTAAAGATTTGAGGACCAATAATAAATCTACGAATTGGATTTTCCGGGGTTTCCTTTTCCCCTAAACCGTCTTCAGTTACAAAACCTTGGAAGATATATGAACGCTTCTTCCAATACTTACGACCCATTTCTTCGAGTGCAGGATCCTTGAACCAACCGCGAACTTCACTAAGAATCGGACAAGTTTCACCATACATTTCCATGCAAGGTACTTGTACAATAGTTGATTTAGTTTCAGATTCGCCCTTAATTCCAGCAAACGGCAATTTGATCATTGCACGTTCAACCCAGAAAAAAGTATTGTTTTCGTTGCCGTCGGGTAAGAATCGAAGTACGGATTCACCGCCTTCCTTGATGTTCCAAAATGGATAAATTGAATTGTCGCCGCCTGTTCTGTTGTTATCTGTATTGCGGTTTTCTGCCTCTTTTAATTTTGCTCTGATTTCAGCTAAAGTTGCCATATTATTCTCCTATATATGCCTTATATTATATGTGCCTTAGTCTTATTTAAGAACCATTCTTAAATAAGAAACGCATACAACATTCTGTAATTGTATGCGTTTTTATTTATCTTTTCAAGTATTATGAGTATCTAAATGCGATTAATTCTTATTTAGATCTGCCAAAGTAAGAATACGATATAATTCAGAACTCTCACGAACTGTTCCTAAATTAGCCATTTGCTGATGTAGGCTTTGATTTGCCGGGGATTGTTGCCCCTTTGCCGCTTGCTGAGCCTTATACTTTTCTACCGCTGGATTCGCTGGAATATAAAACGGTGAATTAGGATCAGTTGTTTTTGGTTGTACTGGAGCAGTTGATGCTACTGGAGGATATGCCGCAGTTTGCCCTAATGGTGGTTCACCTTGCGGTGCTGCTTGTGCCGGCTGTCCACCTTGCGGTGCTGCTTTTTTTGGTGTGCGGTCGTTGACTACTTGAAATCCTTTAGGCGGTGTAATACCTTTCTGTGCTAATGCTTGTTCAGTTCTCCAACCAATAAGTCCATCTGGTTTTAATCCGTTTGCCTTTTGGAAAGCAATAATTTCTTGCTTAGATGTAGGCCATTTAACAGCAGGTGTTGCAGATGCTCCTTGCGGTTGTGCTTGTGGTTGTGGAGTAGTTGCAGGCAATGCTCCAGCAATTGGATTCTGCGGAGGTTGTGTTAGTTGAGATGCCGATGGCTGTTCTCTCCATTTATCAAAGTCAGCTGGATTAGTTTTTGCAGGTGCTGTTTGGGCAGGCGGAAGACCTGAAGGTTTTTGCTGTTGCATTGTTTGTTTTTGAGCAGTTTGTGCAGCAGTATCACCCCATCCTCCGATACGCGGGTCTGTACCTTTTGTTGCGGCTCTAGCAGCACCCCAGCCAGCTAGCCCTGCTGCTGCACCCGGAACTCCGCCCTGAAGTCCACCTTGGATTGCGGCAGTAACTGGAGATCCGCTAATTGTTCCTGGATCTTGAGCACCTCCTAACGCACCCCCTGCTCCTGCAGATGCTACTCCTAATTTTGATGTTGCTGGTTGTTTAGATGCAGATGTAGTTGAACCTGGTAATTTTGAACGGAGATCAGATGAACTACCACTTCCTGCAACTTTTTCTACATTAGGGGGATTAACTGTCGCAACACCTGTTGTGTTTGGTCTAGCAACCGCAGTTGATTGTGGTCCTGGCAATTGTTGATAATTCGGATACAGCGGCGGTTCTCCACTTAATTCATTGACTATTTCAATGTATTCTCTCAATGTTTTCATTATTTTAATCCTGCTAATTTAATGATAGATTCCATTTCTTCATTAAAATGCAATCCATTTAATTCGTCCATAATTTCACCTAAGTGCAAATCTCTAGTATCACTAACAGTATCAACTTTTATTTCAGGTTGAATAGGTGCCGAAGTAGCAATCTGTGTACTCGGATCTTTCTTTTCGATAAACTTTAATACCTTAATTAAATCTTCAGGAGTTGCATTTGGAAATTGGCCATCTTCGAATTCTTTTTTAATTTTAATCTTAATTCGTTCGCCGCCCAAAGGGAAATTTTTGTGTTCTCGATTGTAAAATCCAGAAACATATTTTAACATTTCGTTTAATCCGTCTTCACCGAAACTCTCTGCCATCGGAGGCATTGCAGCAGGTGCAGCTGGCGGTGCCATTCCTTGCGGAGCAACTGGTGGTGCTTCTACAGGTGCAGGAGCCGGTTCCGGAACCGGCTCCGGTTCTGTTGTCGGCGGTTCTTCGGGCTCTTCGGGCTCTTCCTCTGGTTCTTCAATTCCACTAAAATCTAAACTATCAGCAATATCCGGGTCAATAGACATAACATATTGTTGAATCAACGGACGAACATCTAAGTCCGGATCAATATGTTTTAAATCTTCTATAAATGCAGGATCTTCGATAATGCCTTGCAAACTTTCGATTGCGTTAATCCCTTCTGGACCACCTTTAAGTTCAGTTTGCATTATATCATTTAAATTTTCAATTGCTTCTTTTTGTTCTGATCTATTTGCGCTAAACAACGGACCTTTATCAGTGTTATCATCTACGTCAATTGCTTCCATAAATGATTCGAACTCAGAAATAGGATCAAATCCTTCATTTTTCGATTCGTGACACTTACAATTGGGCTTACCAGTTTTTGGACAAAGGTCTTCTTCACCTACTTCACTTAATAAGTCATCGGCTCCGAGTTCTTTAATTGGAATGTCTGACTCGTCAATGAATTTGTAAATGTATGGAAATGCTGCTTTTAATTCTTCATTAAAAGTGCGAATAGTTAAACGGTCCACAAGATCGTTTATAACGTCTTCAGGTAGGACCTGTTCATCTGATTCTTCATATGATTCTACAAATGATTCGTAAAATGTTGGCTTTTGTAAATTATGAATTTGTTTCTTAATTTCTTCAATTCTTTCTGCAAGTTTACTAACAATACCTCCCATGTTTTCTGCAATCATCGGAGTACGGTTAACAAACCCTTTAAATTTTCTAATCTGTGCAAGTTCTTCACTTAATCCAGTGATATACTTGCCAACTGAATCATATGGATTACCACCGTGTTTTAAATGTTCTGCTAGCGCACGAGCACCATTTAAATGCTTGTATGGATATCTAAATCTCTCGCCTACTGCATTTTCAACATAAATGTGTTCAATATGCATTGTGCGTCCAGCGGGCAGTTCTGGATTAATGTGTTGGCTGTGCTTAATGACTAATCTTGCTTCGCCTAAATCTTGGTAACTAATTTTGCTAGTACCGAATAATTTGCTTTCCATAACGGGATATTCCTTACGTTTTGCTTGAAATTGATAATCTCTTTTATCTAGATTGCTCTTGCCGATGTTTTGAATATCAAAGTTTAATAATCGATCCTTGGCAAATTGTCTAAATGATCGAATGAATTTAAATGCACCATGACGAGTAGAATCATCTTCGTCATTGGTAATATCACCGCTAACTTGAATGATTAAACCATCTTCCGAGTCTAGCGTAACAGTGATAGTACCTAACGGTTCACCACCTTCTTCATATTCGAATTCAAAGAATCTAGCCTTGGGGATATCTTCTTTTTTGCTCAATACATTAGCGTTTTCATCGCCGATTTTAATGGCAGGAAAGCGTGTTTGTATTTTACCGTACAGTTCTTTGGCAATTGTGTCTAAATTAGAGTCCATGTTATATTTATATCAAAATCCTGTTGAAACGAAAAGTGGTAATGGTGCTTCCCAATCATCGTCAAAATGGTGTCCTACGCTTAATTTTTCAAACACTAACGGATCCCATTCTGCTAAGGTTACACTCATCCTAACCATTAGTAATGCAGCAGAAACTAGGTCGTCGTGTTCACCTAATTTTGCTTTAAATGTAATATTATGTGCAATAAAGTTCTTTAATTCGCTGATTAGTGCTTTACTGTTAATAATCATTTTGTCTTCTTCGATTAAGAACTTTAACCTAGAACATGCGGAAATTTTACTTCCATGTGTTGTGTTGAATCCTTTTCTAAACTTTCTTACATGTCCTTTTTTCATCGGTTCGCATAAGAATAATCCCGGAAATGTTTCTTCACCCAAGTCTGCAACAACAACTAATCCCGCCTCGCCGACAGTATTATTTTCCATAGACCAATAAATGCTATTTGCAGTATCTGGGCCAAGTTCTTCTTGTATATACAGCAAAATATCTCGAAGCATCTTAATTTGCCCTTGTATCGGTGTAATGTTATGTTGCCATTCACCTACTTGTGTCATACTAGGTAATTCGAAAATCTGAATCCCTGCAAAATCGCCGCCTGTTCCTAAACTTGGATCTAATGCAACTAGATAGATGTTGCCCGGTTCGATTTTCTTATACCAACGAACTTGTCCAACTTTATACAGAGGATCTTTACCTGTAAGTTCTGAAAGTTTAATACTGTTAATTAATGTTTCATCATATACTAAGAATTCGCAACCGTATTCACGTCTAAACTTTTCTTCACCAATACGTCCTAGTTCTGCTTGCCGCCATGCTTCGTCTCTGTCAGGATGATCGCTCCATGCTGATCGAAAACCATAGAATCCATTAATACCCTTACCGTCTGCTCTTTCGTTACCAAACTCATCAAATTTATTTTGACTTTCTTTCCAAATGGTAGCAAATGTATCTTCGTCCGAGTTTGGTGTAGATGTAATAATTGCGCGTCCACCTGTTGCTAGTGTAGGTGAAATGGATGTCCAAAACTCTTCCGCAATGTTAGGTTGTACGAACGCAAACTCGTCACAGTATAATAACGAGATAGACATACCACGTCCTGTATTTCCTGTAGTAGTTGCACTTACAATACGAGACCCGTTGTCAAATTCGATTGATCCTTTATTGTAACTTACAACACCTGCACGTACATAGTCTGGACATAATTCGTATCCATATCGAATACGCTGCATGATTTCTTGAGCACCCGTATATTTGTGAGCTGCTACAAGAATGGTTTGATCCGGATGAAACATTGCAAACCAAAGTAAGTATGCACTAGCACAAGTTGTTTTACCACTCTGTCGAGGTAACATATTGACGTTAAATCGATGATTATGATAACTGCCCATTAAATTTATTTGATAGTCAAACGGTTCAAATAAAAGTTTACCTTTTACTGCGTGTTGAATATAAAAGAAATGTTTTGCAAAATGTAGATAACCTGTATTATTATCAATACATGCTGCAAGATGGAGCATTTGCTCTTCTGTAAATTGTTCTCTTGAATGAGCCTTTTTAGTCAAGACTCCGTCTAATGATTTAGCCATAATATTATTTACAAGAAAAACGGGCAAAAATGCCCGTTTTTGAACTAAGATACGCCAACGACTGCGTTCTTATTTACTAAAGGAAATTGGCTTCTTTGGAACAGAATCCTTAAATGGTTTCCAATGACCGTACTTGTGATTATCGACAATATAAAGAATAATCAAATATCTACCATGTTCGTCTTTCTTCTTTACTTCGTCAACTACATCCTTTGCACCCCAGTTGTGTCTTTTAAAGATATCTTCTTCTCTGAAAGCTCCGACGTAGTTTGGCGCATCAATGACAAATAATTTATTGTATTTTTCTCCATTCGGTGCAGCACCTTCTTGATCAACATACTCGGATTTAACAGTTTTTTGATGATGCGCAAATCCTTTTTGCCATTTATCTAAAATGTCACCTTCGATATCTTTTTGTGATCCAGTACCTGGAATTCTATAATCATCCGGTTCTTCATCACCGCCACGATTTTTACCACGGCTCGGACCGTCACCGTCTGGATATCTTCCGCCCCATGTTTCAGGATCGCCATAACCAGGCATATTTCGATCATTATAACTTGCTTCGTTCATTGATCTGTTTTTTATATCTTCGTAATGTTTTAACAACTTAGCAGCGATAGATGATTCGCTAACATTCCAAGGGTTTCCACCCCCTGCTTGCTTAGGTGCTTCTTTACCTTTACTCGATAAATCATCGCCTAAATCCGTAATTGCAGCAACAGATTTAATTCGAACATCTGGTCTATTTGCGTAATCCTCTTCTGCTGGTTCTTCGTCGAGTGATTCTTCTTCTGGTGCAAATCCCATGAATTCTTCTTCCTCTTCAGATCCCAACATTGCTGGTTCAACTTCTGCAGGTTCCCCAATAATAACATCGTCATCACCGTGTGGTTCGTGATGCGGTTCTGGTTCTTTATCATGTACTACATCTTCGATATTGCGTAAAATATTCATTAAATCACGAATACCTCCTGCACCTTGTCCGTTCATAGTAACATTCATACTAACTGAATCTTGCTGTTTGGGTGCGTCATGGTGCATTGGCATATCGCCACCACATTCTCCCATTCCACCACATTCACCGATCGGAGCAGATGGTGGTGCCGAAATTGCTTGCGGCATCATGTTACCTTGAGAAAGACCTTCATCTAATTGTCTAATTTTTTTATATAAATCTAAAAAGTTCATTATCTTATCCTTGTTGCTGGGTCAGGATTGCTAACCTTTGAAAGAACCGTTGTATCGTTCTGCTTTACTGATCCTGCTGCTGGACCTTTAGGTGAACTAGGAACACTTTTTGCTAAGATTTCATCGTTGACCCCCTTATACTGTTCAAGGTCATGTTTAGTCTTATTAAGTTCTTTTAGCAAATTCATTTTTTGTGTTTCACCGACTTGATCTTGTGCTCCACCTTTTTCATAATCTTTTAACAATAAAGATTCATTTGACTTAACGTCATGTTGGTGATTAAGTGTGGTTTCTTCTTCTTCTTTTAAGTTTCGAACTTTAACACAACATGGTGTTAATTTTAATTGATTTGCTACTAACTCGCGTAGTTGTGGCGAATTTGCAGGATAAGCAAGAGACACGTCATAAAGTGTTACACCGATATTTTTCTTCTCAGGAAAATCGATTTGGGTTTCTTGAATAGGAATGCTTTTTCCTTCTGAACAAGATTCTACTTTAAATTGTGTCAATGCTGCTTTAATGCCATCGCAATGACCTTTACCGTGTTCGCCTGCAATCTTAATCTTAAATTCGTAAGACTTTTTGCTTTCTGTTAAATATTCTTTGTATGTTTTCATGGCATAGTTCCAATACTATATTTATTTCATATTCTTTAATTTTTCTAGTAGGCTATTGCGATCGGTGACAATATATCCATCGCCGGTCATATCGATACCTTTATCTGCACCAACTGCATCTTGATCTAATTTAGCTTTCTTTAATTGAAGTTCGATCATCTTTAATTTTTTATCAATCTTTGCAGCCTTGGCATCGATAGCGTTCTTAAGCATCGAACCAGCAACTTCAAATATCCTGCCGCTGTATCGTGCTTCAACATTCATACCTAGATCCATTAAATCATCGTATGCATCGGTTGCTCGTTGTGCTAATTCGTCAAATTCTTTATCACTAACATCACCTAAACCTTTGACTTGAGGTAATGAAGCAGCGATTTTGTCAAATTCTGCTATGTCTCTAAAGAATGGATCGGGTTCGGGTTTCGAAATCGATGAAATCTTTTTTTCTTCTTGCTCGATAATTTCTTTATTTTCAGGCAAGTTTAAAAGTTGTTCTAATTTTTTAGTCATAATGTTACTTATCTTCCGCCTTGATGGAACAAATCATTTTCATTAACGATTCTAAATTTAATACCGTTTTGTCTACACCATATTTGTGCAGCAGCCCATTTTGCTTGATTTTTAATAAATTGTGCTTGATTAGATTTGTTTTTTCCTACCCGTTCTAGGATAGATTGACTAGCAGGTTTTATTTCAATTAATTCAACAAGAATTTTTCCAAGTTTATCTACGTATTGAATAAAAAAATCTGGTACATAAATTGTGTTACGGCCAGTTAATGGATCTCTATATGGGATCGATATTGCTTCACTAGCCCATTTTTGTATACTTTCATTTGTATCGCAGAAGTTCATAAAATGCCATTCCCAAGAACTTCTATATATAGGTACTTTGGTACCTACATATTTTTCCGGGTGCTTCATGTTGAATTTACCGCGGGCAAATTTACTCATACAACAATATTTCTAATATCGAAATCACTAACTAATGGTTTAACTCTATATCCAAGTAAACTGGTTTTTTCTCGATATGCGTTAAGAACTTGAGCAACTACTTGACTTAATTCTACGTCAGATAACTGTTTTAATGTATCAATTAACGTGAAAACATCGACGTTATCGGCCCTAGCTTGATTTAATAATACTATAGAAACGCTTCTAGCACTTTGTATATCAAATCCATTCTTTAGAAAGAATCCTATAGTTGCATCAATTTGTGCTGCGGGAAAGCTAACTGAATGTAAGAAAAACTTATCAAAGAATTGTCTTACGTCAGTATTTGGTAATTGGGTATCCGGCGGTAAATTATTAATCATATATTAAGGTTAACTGGATTTGCAACAGTTAAAGTATCCGATGGCTGATTATTTGGAAATACAATTCCCTGAAGCCCGCTCACACTTTGAGCAGATGCGCTAGTAGCGGATTGTATAATTCCAGAAATAGTGCCTGTAGGCAATGGTGTTTGTGTATTCTGATATGTGTTAACGGTAGTATTAGCATTATCAAACGATGACAATGAAACATTAGATACAAAACTAGGACTAGCATTAGGACTAATAGTTCCACTTAATGGCGATGGTGTAAGATCGTAATGTGTCTCGGCAAATCCAATCGGTTCGCCGTCTCCTACATTTCCTGCATCATAAGAGACTGCTTCGTATTGCACTTCCATAGTGTTTTCATGTGTTGTAGTCTCAAAATATGATACGTTTTGATGATTCCATTTTGTAATTACAGGATTATGCAATGTATATGAAACGTATTCATGTCTCGCCATTTGATATATTTTAATGTAATTAAAAAATGGAACTGTGCTACCGTTATTTAAACCGTAAGTATCAAACATATAACTAAAATTTTTCATGGCTGTTCTAGCATATGCTCCTGGATCTTTAGCTGACGAGGGGTCTGCATAATAATAGTTATAATAGTTTTGCCATAATTGATTGATAACACCCATATTATCATCGTGAAATTTAATATTAATAGCATTGTAATTATGTGTTGTTTGAATTACTTTTTTTCTATTATATTGATTTAGTGTCTCGGTTTTTAGTTCAAAACTAGGCAAATCACAAGTTTTAACTAACATGTTAATTTCATTACTGTGTCGCTGTAACAAACTAGCATCCATTAACGTTGACGGATTAATACCAAATGCAACATGAAATAAAAACTTAAATTTCGGTGCTAATCTAAATTGGTCGTCAACAAATAATCTAGCCGCAGTTTGAGAATCGCGAATATTTATATTGCTGCTATGATTTAATGATGATGCGGGTGTGAATGCCATAATATTATTTATGCATAAGAATTAACCGGGTATAAAACAGGTAGTCAAGAGAATGCCCACCGAAGTGGGCATTATCAATTAAGCGCCGCTTGCCGATGCAGCAGTACCGACTGCTCTAGTAGTCGGAGGATTTTCTCCACCTGTAACTTCTAAGCAGTTATCTGGTTGAATTGTTAATGTGATCATTAATGGATCTTGTTTAGTATAATCCATTTCGCCATATTCGTACTTAGTAACATAGCAACCATAACATTCCCATGTTTCTAAGACACTAGGTGTAAATGCGCCGTTACCGCCATCTAAGACTTCGATTCTTAATAAGAACTTATAATCACCGCCGGACGCAGCACTACTTTGTTCAAAGAAATCAAATTGCTTTTGCATCTGTTCGCCAACTAATTTGCTGACTGCACCAGTTACATCGTCACGAAGTTTAACAGTAATTGCGTTCCATTTAGGACGACCCATATAATTAACACGCGAATTATAAACCCATAATTCTTGGTTTTCTGATTCCATTTGTGGTCTTCCTGCCGACAATACTTGCTTTGTAAGTTCAGTAGTCGGTGTAGAAACTCCAAAATTTTCAAATGAGATTCTAAAACGATATGCTAACTTCGGCATCAATAAGCCTTGTGTGGCTGCACTCTGATCCGATGCTAGCGGTACCGTAAATTTTGATAAAGATGAAATAGCCATTTTTTACTCCCTTATTGAGATCCTAGTTGCTTAATTGAACCGGTATTCTTAATTCTTAATGGAATATAAATGAATTCCACAGCTTTAACTGGTTCAATCGCAATATCTACATATAATTCACTAGCATCTATTCTTGAAGGTGTGTTATTTGTTGTATCACACACTACAATATAATCATACAATGCACGTTGTCCTACAAGTTCTAGTAAGAAACTTTCGATTTGTCCTTTGATTTCATTACGTGTAATTGTATCATTTGGTTCAAAAAGGTAAGACTTAGCAATTTGGTTAAGTTGTCTACGTAGATAGCACACTAATCTTGCTACATTAATGCGATCCATTGCAGTAGCAGTTAGTTGTCGTGTGTACTGTCCAAAGTTAACTAATCCAGTACCGGTAATATACGTAATCGGATTGATGTGGCTAACAGCAAGAGTATCACGTTGTCCAGTGTTTAATGCTACTGAAACAAACTCACCTTGCGAATTAACGTATCCTACAGATTTAGCATTAGTAATACCACCCCGGCGTGTACCTGCCGGAGCGAACCATGGATAACTAACATTATCACTTAATGCAATAGTTCTTAACATCATGTGACTTGGAGGAACAACAGCGTTGTTACCTAAGCTATCTGTAGATAATCCCCATGGATAGAAGACCGCTAAGTATGGATCTGTTGCAATTAATCCAGCATCGCCGTCTACAATAGCATTGTTAACGTTATTACTCCAGTTACCAATAGTAGTTGCATCAGACGATAAACGAGCAGGAGTATCACCAACAACAAATGCAGTAACCCCTCTATCGTAGTTTAATCCAATCATGCTGTCCATTAGCTCTGGATAACCTGGTGCAGCAATTAAGTTAAACACTCTACTATCTTCGTCACGGATCTGTTGGTTGTCAGTAATTAATGCTTGAATAGCCTGAACAACAACTGCTCTTTGTGCTTTTCTGCCAAATGTTCCTGCGTGAGTAGAGATATCATTTGCTGCATCACTAACCCAACGATCTAAGAAGTAACCAAGCATTGATTCATTACTATAGTGTGTGTTTAATGCAAATTTATTAATATAATTCTTAACATACTTCTTAACATTGAACCCTGAACGGCGTAAGTTCCATAGTAACATGCCTCTTGGATATAACGCAGCATCTGGTGCGTCAGGATCAACATAATTAGAATTTAATAAATCTATAATGCTACTCGGTTCTGATAAAGTACCGCCTGTTGCCCAACGAGCATCGGCAAAGATAATACCATTTTCTGTAGTATGATCGGAATTATCAATTAATGTCAAAGTTTCAGTTACTGAGGAATATCTGTAAATCTTTGGATAATTTTCTAAATCACTAGCATCAATCCAAAGATCGTTGTTTGATAATCCAGAAATTGGAGCACTTGCACTTACTACTGGTCCATTAGGATTAGTATTTTCAGTTTGTGCATAGTTTAAATATCCTACCCAATGTCCGTTACCGTCATTGATCATAATATCAACTTCATCAACGATGCTATTGTACCATAATGTTTGATCTGCAGGTGTAGTAGTTGGTGCAAATGAACTTGCTGGTGCAAATCCTGTACCATTTACAGTTGATACCCACAAACTTGCAACAAAGTTGCTTGGGCTGTTGCTTGTATCACTAGGGTCGATATAGAAGTTTGCATTACCCGCCATTGAGAATAATGTATCAATCGGTGCTCCTTCGAGATCTGCAAATTTAATATCGCCGCCTTGTGTATGCGTAATAACAATTTGATTACGACTGTTACTAGTTGCAGTAAGATTTGTCGACACTAACTGTGATTGCAATTGCGATAACAAGATTGTTGCGTCTGCAGACGAGCCAGTTGCAGTAAATGTAACTATTGCATTATTAGGATTAGTGAAGGTTGTAGTTCCTGGAATTGTCTCGGAGATACTAAATGAATAAGTACCCGCTGCAAATGTTCCAGTAACAATTGGTATTGAGGTGATTGTTGTTTCACCTGCTGCAAGTCTTTTATAGATCTTAAAATCAGCATATTGTGGGCTAGTTTCAGCATCATTGAACTTAACAAATACAGTTTCTGCCGGGATGCTTATACCACCACCGACTGGATCGAACGCAACAGTTGCCGCTGCATTTGAACTATATAACGGTGCTGATTGTGTAACCCAATTTCCAACTGCGGTACTATAACGGTTAATAATCCAACTTGCTCCTAAATTTGGTGATGTTGTCTTAACCCAAATAGAACGACTTGGCATACCATTTGCTGTTCCAGTCCAATCTACTCTTCTAAACGACGGAACTTGAGTATGTGGTGACATTGTTAACGCTGGAGCTTTATAAGTTGTTTCTAATAAACCTGCACCAGTTACGTTAGCACCACTTAATGTAAAATCAACACCGCTGGAATAAATTTCTAACGCATTGTTAACTACCGCAGCCGTAATTCCTGGAGCAACATGTGTATTATTAATAGAATCCCTTAATGCTTGAATTGTTGAACAACTCGGATGAGTATACGCCACACTATTTACAGTAATAGTAAACGCATTGCTCGAACTTAATGTTTGTGTAGTAGTGCCTCTTGCACTCGGAATGCTCGATGCCCATGCCGGTGAACCAACTTCTACCCAAACATTTGAAGAATTTTTATACCACAGCTTGATAAGTGAAGTTACTGCTACAATTGCATAACTGCCAAGTGAACCGATACTTGTAAGCGGAGCATAATTTTGGGTAACTGCTGTCGGATCAGTAATAACTGTCGGTACAACATTACTAAATGTTTGTCCGCCTGATGAAGTTAGCGGATCCGAATTCCATGAAAAAATGCCATACTGTGTATCTGCCGAGTCAAACCAATATGTGCCATCTGCAGGAGTACCGGAAGGAGCAGTTGCACTCGGTACTAATGATCCTAAGTCAACATCTGCACGAACAACATATGCGCGATTGCTTACACCTAAATAACTATAAGCAGCGTTTAGTCCATACTCGTTAAGTTCGCCTGCGTTAACTGGATTGTTTTGCGCATCAGTTTGGAATACAGGTAATCCGAACGTGTCGGATAATTCTTTTTGACTAGTTAATAAATAAACTTGGCCAGCGGTAGCCTTTAAAGTTCCTGGTGCAGTACTAGTACCTGCTCCATTCATTTTTCCTTCGCTAGTAGTAACGAAGATTAACGGAACGGTTCCCGGTGCGTTCGAAGTATAAAAACTTTCGTCGATAACCGTTACGCTTACGCCTGGTGATTGAAGTTGAGCCATTGTATGATCTCCATGAATACGATTTCTAATTGTATTTATAGGAAATCTCTGTTTTGGACCCGCTATAACCCCATAAAAAAGGTCAATAAAAGGCCTAATGAAATTAAATACAGTATGAGGCCTTTATGCAAGTGCGGATTACGCCCTAAAGCCGTGAATTATATCAAAGACGGGCGCACACACTATCGTAAACTATGTAATGTGTGTCTAAATCACGGGGTATATCACGGTATTCCCCGATGGTATCGTAGTGGTTATAGACAGAAGAACACTTGTGATAAATGCGGATTTAAATCACCGCACAAAGAAGTATTTGCAGTCTTCCATATCGACGGTGATTTAAACAACTGTAAAGCCAATAATCTTAAAACAGTATGTGCTAACTGTCAGAGAATATTGCACAAAGAAGGAGTTATATGGCGACAGGGAGACCTAACACCTGATCTCTAATATTCAGATAAAGTTCATCGATACTTGCAGAGTTTTCGAGGACGGCATCAAATGTTGTTCCTACCCATGCAGATTCGCTATAATGAACGTTAAAATCTTTCATTAAACTTCTCGAATTATAATCACCGGCATTTGCACTAATTGCAGTTTCATACCAAAACGGTTCGTCACCTCTTTTAATTCTGATAACTTTGCCACCAGTTGCTTTTAATGCTTTAATTTCATTAGGGAATCTGCAATCTGTAATTACAATATTATCTTTAGTATTGCGTATCTTATTTTCAACACTAGCGATCCAAATATCATCATGAAATCCTACTCTTAGAACTTCTGTACCCCAATTTTGTAGTACGAATCTTGGAGTAATTTGTATTCCCAGTCGATTAGACCACCATTCGTCTACTTGTTCTCGCCATTCTCGAGATTCTGCAGTTCGTCCTTCGAGTAAAGTTCTATCCCATCCAAATACTGCTGATACTGCATCTTTTAATGAACTAGCAAAACTCTCTCTTCGAAAACCGTGAAAGTTGACTAGATAATCTGCAACGGTATCTTTACCTGATCCGATAAAACCACATATACCTATTATCATACAAACTCCAAATAATTTACATTATATAAGATTTTGTAAATTTGTCAATATGTTTATTAACCAAGTACAAATGTATATGGAACTTCTCGTGTGCTAAAGTTATCGATTTCTTTTTCTAATTTTTCGATTTCTTCTTTAGACTCTTGAAGTAATGCGGTGCCATTTAATGTAATGCCACCGCCGGTTGGCCCTGCAATATTGCCAAATAGACTACGTGCTTGTCCTAACATACCTTTGCAAGTGGCTAGAGTATAATCTCTGAGCCACTGTTTGCAATATGTATCCTGCAATAATACCCAATCAGGACGGTAATTATAGGTTCTCATTAAGATTTGTTCGCCTTGCGCAAATGGTCTTTGTAAGATTGTTAAAATATGCGTAGTAGGTTTCCAACTATATTCAATGTAACTACCAAACATACGACCTACTAATTTCTGATATCCCGCAAACAATTCATAGGTAGCTAAACCACCCATCATAGTCCCACTTAATAGGTATGTATTAGTGTAGGCTAAGTTAAATGGTTCAAAAAGTGTGCCGCCTGCCCCAAGCCCGCTACGCGAGCCAATTGATCTACGGAACAATTCTCTAACTTCGATAATTTCATCAGGGAGACGATATTCGTTAACATCTTGGATTAGTTCTAAATTCATCCAACTTTCTTCCACAGCATTTGAACTACGTTGTCTGTATCGTGTAATCGCTCTATCTAATGCTGTTTCATAATGCTTCGGATCAAGTTCGATGTCGATCATACCATCGCCGAGCATGGTCTTAACATAATCGAAGACTTTATTACGTTCTTCGGTTGGATTAGAATCTGTTGTTGGTGGTAAACTATCCATAAAATACTCTCCTAGTATATTTATGCTTCGCTAAATATATAATAGGAGACTAATAATGCCACGGCTCTCACTTTATAAACCCGAGAAAGGTAATAACTATAAATTTATCGATCGTCAGATTTCCCAGATGTTTCAAGTAGGGGGCACTGATTGCTTCGTCCATAAGTATATAGGTTCAAATACTAATCCGGAAAATGCAACTGCTGACCAACCTAATTATACAACAACTGCGGTAACAAATATTCAAGATTTGTTATTTTTAGAAAATAGGGATAGGAAATACGACGAAGAAATTTATCGTATTCGTGGGATTTATAATGTACAAAATATCGATTTTAATTTAAGTCAATTTGGCTTGTTTATTGACAACGATACACTTTTCATGACCATACATATTAATGACTTTATTAACTATGTTGGTAGAAAACCTATTAGCGGCGATGTACTCGAAATGCCGCATTTACGAGATGATTTTGCACTTAACAACTTTGATATGGCATTACCTCGTTATTATGTAATCGAAGATGTGGGTCGTGCTAGCGAAGGTTTTAGTGCAACATGGTATCCGCACTTATACCGTTTAAAATTGAAAAGAGTTACGAATTCGCAACAATTTGCTGACATTTTTAATAAACCAGCACTTGATGCAAACGGCGATCCTGTACCAGATACTACATTGCAGGATTTAATTAGTAATTACAATACTCGTTCACAGATTAATGATAGTCTTATTCAACAAGCAGAAGCCGATGCACCACAAAGCGGATATGAAACTAGACAATTCTACACCATGGCTGTTGATCCTACGACTGGTCGACCATTATTAGAAACTGCTGATGAAACAATACTCGATGCTAGCCAATATGGTAGCAATATTAATGCGAGTAGTATCGATGCTGTTCCACTAAGAACGGGATATACCGGCTACTTAGTAGGCGATGGCTATCCTCAAAATGGTTACGTTTTTGGTCACGGTATTCAATTTCCAGCAAATCCAGCATTAGATGATTTCTTTTTACGAACAGATTTCATGCCAAATAGACTGTTTAGGTTCAATGGTTCCGGTTGGACTAAAGTAGAAGATGCGGTTAGAATGACGATGACTAACAATGATACTCGTCAAACACTTAAAACTAGCTTCATCAATAACACCAATTATATCTACAATGAGTCAGTTGGTGTAGATTATATCAATTTAGAAGCAGGGGATAATACTATCGATACTGAAATCGATTATATAGTAGCTAATTATGTGGTATTTAAGTTCGAAAGTACCGAAGTATCATTTGCACTAGCTGATTTTTCAGGATTAATTAGTTCATATAACAACGCATTTAATGTTGCAAAAGTTAGAGTAACATTACCGATAATTGATACTGTACAACAAGTAGTATCAGAATCCGGATTATGGAAAATAACGTTGTGTAACAATCGGGTAGAACAGCGTCAAAGTCTTAGCAAGGCACTTAAACCGAGGGCAGATTTCTAATGCAATATTTTTATGACGGTCAAATAAGACGATACTTGCTACAAACAATGCGAGTATTCAGTAATTTTGTAGTAAAATATGGTGACGGGTCTTTGCATCGAATTCCTGTAATGTACGGCGATGGTGATCGACAGGTCGCAAGTATTATTAATCAGAATAGCGAAAACTTAATTTCAGCTGTTCCTAAAATTTCAATTTATATTTCGGCGTTAGACATCGATCACAATCGATTGGCGGATCAAACGTTTGTTTCTAAAATGAATATTAGAGAACGAGAAGTTGATCAAACATCTAATACTTACACGCAAGGACAAGGTCGAAACTATACTGTAGAAAGAGTTATGCCCACTCCTTTTAAATTAAGTTTGAAATGTGATATTTGGTCATCTAGTACTGATCAAAAATTACAAATATTGGAACAAATTTTAGTATTATTCAATCCAAGTTTAGAACTTCAAACTAACAGTAACTATATCGACTGGACTAGTTTAAGTGTTTTAAATCTCAACTCAATATCATGGTCTTCGAGACAAGTACCAGTAGGTGTAGAATCTACCATTGATGTTGCTACGTTAAGTTTAGATACACCGATATGGATTAGCCCGCCTGTTAAAGTTAAGCATCTCGGCGTTATTACAAAAATCATTACAAATCTTTATGATTCCGCAGCAGTTGACGACGATCAATATTTAGAAGGATTAGGACAACCATTAGCTGGTCCGAGTACTACATTATCTGATTTATTGTCAACTGAGATAGTTACTATAACAAATTATAACATTTTAGTGCATGATAATCAAGTTGTATTAATGAGTCAATCTGATACAATTAGTCCCCCAAGCCCTACACTTGATATACAAACAAAACACGGCACTGGAATTAACTGGCAAGAGGTATTTGACCAATATCCAGGAAAGTATATTGCAGGATCTAGTACAATTTACTTAACACAATCGAATGGCACACAAATAATTGGAACTTTTGCTATCGATCCATTTGACAACACTACTTTAAATGTATCATGGAATGCTAGTAGTTTAAACACAAATACCGGAATTGATTCTTATGGTCGATTAGATTCGGATCTAGAATATAACACTGGTACTAACTATAGAACTAGAAGTCCCGGAACTTTTGATGCTATTATAGATCCATTAAAAATTGGCCCTAATCACGGTATTACTGATTTACAAGCAGGTGATCGTTTCTTAATCATAGAAGACATAGGTAATACTAGTAATCAAGATAGCGCAATTGCTTGGAAAAATACTGATAATTCTGATTTAATTGCACATACTAATGACATCATTGAATGGACCGGAACCCACTGGAACGTTATTTTTAATGCTGCTCAAGAGGCCGACACGTTAATTTACCAAACAAATATATACACAGAAGTTCAATATATGTGGAATGGGATTTCATGGGTTAAATCGTTTGAAGGTGAATACAGGTCAGGCATGTGGAAAATAGAATTATAAAAGAAAAAATCGTTTGTAGCGGTGCATTAATTTATTCTAAAACAACTCGTAGGTTTCTCCTATTACAAAAAGCCAACGGTAGGAATCAAAGTACTTGGGGGTTAGTAGGCGGAACTAATATTCAGGGCGAAAGTCCGTGGCAAGGATTACAGCGAGAAATTCAAGAAGAAATTGGATTCATTCCAGATATAATTAAAACTATTCCTATCGAAACATTTGTATCAAACGATACTGTATTTAACTTTCATACGTATCTTTGTGTAATCGAAGATGAATTTATTCCTATTTTAAGCGACGAACATTGCGCATGGGCATGGTGTGTTATCGATTATGCACCTAAACCATTGCATCAAGGTCTAAGAAATAGTTTTTCAAATAAAATTATCAGAACAAAACTACAGACAATATTCGATTTACTCGATTTATTATAATATCAAGAAAACGGCATCGTAAATTGACACGACTATATCGCGTTAATTTAGATGCCGAATTGCTTATCATTATGCCTGCGCTTCGCCCCAACGAATAACTAAGTTAGCAGTAGCAGTTGACGATGTAATATAAACATTAACAACAAGAATATCTGGGCCATTAGGGAACGCACCTCTACCACCAATCGGTGTATTAGTTAGTTCCTTTAACTGTGACAAATCTAACGAGTCTTTGTTGCTCGGTGACGAGATGAATGAGAAAATGGTTTCACCCGGTACAGCAAAGTTATTAGCCTGGAATACTAAACTATTTGTACTAGTAACTGCACTTACAATTGGCTGATTTAATGTTATTACTCCAGTACTAGTATTAATATTAGTAATGTAGGTATTTGATGCAATCGACGCCGGAGTCGTTGAGTTATACAAATAAATGTATGTTGTTGGATTATTCGATTGATACGTTTGTAAAGTAGTAGCATTACCAGTAGTTACCGTAACAGTATTACCACTCGATGTTGTTGCCGATGCTGCAAAGGTTGAGTTAAGAGAATTATTCCATGTTATAGAGTTACCAGTAGCAACTTGTGCAAAACTTGGTTGTCCGCCCGGTGTACTAAGTGTGTTAACTGACGAATATAACGATATCCATGTTGCAGAATTGTAATTCTGTGGATTAAGAACTCCTTCGACGACAAACGCAGAGTTAGTACCCGCAGTACCCGCAGTAATTTCAATAGTTTGCAGAAGTAACTGAGCTCTATTGATCAATTCTCTATCGCCTAAATCACCAACCTGGCCATTTGAAACGCTAGGTGCTAAACGAATTGCAAATGCCGCAGAACGATTTGGTGTTGCAGAAACGTTTGTTTGTTGAAAGTTGAAAATATATCCGCGATCTGCATCAAAGTTACCGTCTGTCATAAACGCAGATCCCCAGTGACTGATTTGCGGAGTTGCAGTGATGCTTGCTAAAATAACGCCAACGCCTGCATTGTGCGAAGCAGCAGGCATTGCAGTATATGATCGAGTAGCACCGCCGGAGAAGTTTGTCAAAGTTGATGCTCTAGTTAATCCACTAATAACACCTGTTGAGGAATTAACTGAGGTATAGGAAATCAATTCGTTATCGATATATACTGTACCAGATGGTGGGAATCTATATGCATCGGTAATCGGAACTGTAAATGATGAATCAGTTGGCCCAATTGGGTTCACTAATGACGTCCTTACACCTTCGTTAATAACTTCATAACGTACCGGTTGGTTTCCTGATCTCATATACGCTTCGTTATTAACGTTGCTTTGTTTCATTCTATGAACTAAAATAAACTTCGATTCTGGGCCTCTAATAAAGAATTCGATAAATCCCGCACCGTACCACGACCACTGCATACCGATCATTTGCATTTTATATGGAATTAGGTTATATCCGCTCGGGTTAAATGAGCTACCGCTACCGTCGCAACGATCAACATTCCATTGGAACTGAGGCACGATAATATCTTTAACAGCAGCACCGATTATTCCAGTATATGCAGTTGCACCGCGATAATCAGGTGTTACATATAGCTGTGTTTGCGATTGAATATATGAAACAATATGTGTCATTCCTTTAATTACAAGTCGATCGCCTGCTTTTAATTGGTCTTGGAATCTTGTACCAGTTCCTACAATACTGTTTGAATCCGGAGTTACTGCCATTGTTCCTGCAACTTGGAAAGTTGCTGTTCTTCGTCCGACGTACATGTATAGGCCATCGAACATCCAATACATACCATTTTGATCGTCAAAAGTTCCTGCACGAACAGTTGAACCACTCCAACTTACACTATTAACAACACACGGAGTTCCAAGTGTTCCTGTAGTAAGTGCTAATGTTTGATAAGCAGTAACAGTAAACGTTCTTTCGTCAACAATACTTGTCACTACATATTGACCATTATATCCACTAGTAAGTATTCCGGTAATATTTACAGTACATCCTGCTTGTAAACCGTGATCTAAATTATCAGTAACAACAGTGATAGTGCTTCCTATAGCAGTACCCGATGCTGAAATAGATCTAATATCGTAGTTAGGAGCAAATAATGCACCTGTATTATACATGATGCCTTTACCTGATTGATATCTAATGTATTTTTTACTTTGACGAATTGCATGTGCCCCGTGAGCCGGGCCGCCGGTACCAAGTGCAACCCCGCCGTCAAGTGGTCTATGGACATAATATGAGTCAGGTCTTGCATAAACATTTGATGCTATAATAGTACCTGTAATTGTTCCTGTATCACGAGCAGTATATGATATACTGTTGTTACTATTGATCTGTTCTACCCAGAATGAACCATTTGCTAATATATGATTATTTGTCCCGTTGTCTGACGAAATAGTAACAAGAATAGTATCCCCTGGTACAAATCCGTGAGGATATGACAATGTTAGCGTTATTAATGCATATCCGTTAAGCCCTGCGCCATTTTGATATGTAACGGTTGGTCCAGCTGAGCCGATTGATGCTCCGGTATAATATGCTTCTTTTCTTAATTGTACAACACCGGTCATCAAGCTATCACCGTTATTAATACCTACTTTGTTTTTAGCGTAGTAAGTAAAAGAGGTAGGTGTCGGAACACTATAAATTATAAATGATCCTTCAGCTCTGCTAAAAAACGGAACTGTGTTTAAAAGTCCTTTAATATTAACTGGAGTAAGAACTGAGAATCCGTGTGCAGATGCTGTTGTTACTGTAATTAATGATGCTCCAGCATATCCATATGGTGCAGAAGCGTCTGTTGTGATTGATGTTACTGGAGTATCAGACCCGGGAATTTCGTAAGTCGAAGGATATCCTCGTAGCTGACTAATTGTTAACCATTTTGTCGGCTGTAGTCCATATTCAAAGTCTGCATCAAGCATCGACTGTGGACTAGCGACACGCATACGTTCAATAGCGTCTGTACCAAAAGGCCATGGACGAATAGTTTGCTCGGCAACATCTACGAAAATTTGAATAATATCTGTGCTTAAATAGGTAGCAGTATTAACACCGGTAAATGTAAATGTAGTATAGCCATCACTGTCCTGTGTTTGGAACGGGAAGTAAGTGTTGTTACCTGCTGTAAAAACTGCTGTTCCGCTTGAACTAGGGTCAGCAAAATTATAAAGAATTTGATTTCTCGTTACATTTGTTATAACTAGAAATCTACTTAGATCCCATCTCCCTGGGACTTGAATATTTCCTATGCCTGCTACCCCGGGTGTAAAAACATAAGTTTTTATAAGTTGTTTTGCCATTATTAATTCCTTTATGACATTGCTATTGCAATTGCTATTGATTTTGTGTCAACATACCGTTTGTTTGTAAGATGACTAGAAGATGTTGGTAATGTCGATTGTGTTGCTATTCCACCGATCGTTAGATTTCCTGTTATATTTACTGAATCGCTTACTCCAATTCCACCCGTCACGACTAATGCGCCTGTTAATGCTGAAGTCGATGCTGTGGTTGAACTAATTGTGTGGGTTGCTGATGTAGCTGTTAATGAAAATACGCCTGTGCTAGCTAATGTGCTAAATCTACCAGTACCTGCTGTTGTAGCACCAATATTTATGTTATTAATTGCTCCAGTAGTCGACGGCGAAAGAGCAACATTAGTAGTTGCAGTTAATGCAGTAAATGTTCCGGCTTTTGGAGATACAGTTCCGATATTTGTATTATCTAACGTACCTGTGCTGCTTGGATTATTTTTTACATAGGGAATACTCGAACTGTCCGTTAATGTTCCTGAAATAGTAACATTCGTAAACTTAGCAGATTGGGCGGTAGTTAAACCAATTGCAACATTGTCCATATATCCAGTTGCGTTTGATGCAATTGTTATCGAACCGTTTGTACCTGTTCCAATACTTACAGTCCCGTTTGCCCCCGAAGTTATTGTAAGCGAGCCGGTTGATGTTAATCCAAGTGTATTAGTTGCATTTAACTGAATAGTACCGGTACTTGCTGATATATTTCCTTGTACAGTTAATGATAAAAGTGTACCTAACTGGGTTAACCCGCTACTAACAATATTACTCGGTAACGAAGTAGTAGATGCGCTAATAGGAACGCCGTTAACTTGGAACTGACCTGCGATGTTAACGTTTCCGTTAGCATCGACCGTGAATCCCGGCGAAATAAATCCATATTCAGATCTGAGTGCTAATTGGTTTACTGACATTGTTTTCTCTAGATGATACTATATTTATGTTTTATCTAGACTAGCAATATATTGATTATTTCCAAACTTCCATGCCCTTAACCATATTCCAAATATCAGGAGGAATAATAGTTTCCCGTTCTATAAATTGAACCTTTTTCCTAGTAGTATGTAAACCTGGTAATTGTACGTCCTCATCAAATTCATCATAACTTGCTTCGACGTTATTAAAATCATGGTCAAAATATGGTTCATCGATAAAGTTGTATAGAGTTTTTATCATAAATTCTGGATTTTTAGCAAGTTTATCATATTCTACAATCATAATAGAACTTTTGTATTCTGATGTAATCGCTTGTTTAACCGCATTATAAGCAAATCCTATAGTTCTCCCTGGATTCATTAGTGTTTCGCATCGGGTGTATACATTAACATTTTCTTCTGGGGAAAAGATAGAAGAAAAACCATAAGGATTTTTTCGTTGTAGTGTTTCAAATGAGTCTAAAACCCACCCGATATCCCTAACACACAGAATTAATTTAGAATCGGGGTAAAGATCTTTAACAGTCGGAAGTAATAATCCCCATCCTCGATTAGTATTAAATGCTACATCTTTTGTAGGATCATCATAATAATTTTCAAATAATCCGTTAATTAATTTCTTACGTTTTTCCGGAGGACATTCAAACCGATATCCACCTTGACTCGATGATTCTTGAATAACTGCTCTTGTAAATCTTGCTAATGGGCCAGAGATACTTGCTTCGAATCTTGGATTTTGTTTAAGTATAGTTGATAATAGTGTAGTACCAGAACGAGGAAGTCCTGAGATGAAATGAAACTTTTTCAAGGTAAACTCCTAATAATACTTATATATTGCAGGAGTTAGTTTATTATAGTAAGTCTGGTGTTGAATTAGGATAGTATTAGTTTATGCTATGCAAGTGTGTTATTGATCTGTCTGAATCGCTAATACATAATAATTACCACAAGCGACCTGTTTCCAATTAGTTAGTGATCCAATTTGAATCGGCGAGGAATAAAGTATACCTATTGTTCCATTACCTAAATTACCAAGACTGTTCCAACCCCAAGTCCATACCGTACCATTAGATTGTATTACTGCTGTATATTGATATCCACAAGCGACCTGTTTCCAGTTAGTTAGTGATCCAATTTGAATCGGTGATGAATAATTAATTCCAGATGTGCTATTACCTAATGCTCCATTACTACCAAATCCCCACGTCCATAAAGAACTATCGGTTTTGATTACTGCTATATGCTGTTGTCCGCAAGCAACTTGTTTCCAATTAGTTAATGTGCCTACTTGAACTGGCGAATTTTGATTGACTAATGCAGGATCATTATTACCTAATTGGCCGAACCCATTAACACCCCAAGTCCATAATGTTCCATTAGTTTTAATTGCAGCAGTCATATAATTACCACATGATACTTGTTTCCAGTTAGTATCCGTACCTACTTGAATCGGTGAGGAATAAAATATACCAGTCGTTCCATTACCTAATTGACCATAGGCATTATATCCCCAAGCCCATAAAGTACCATCAGTTTTAATAGCTTCTATGTGATAATAACCGCAAGCAACTTGTTTCCAATTAGTTAATGTGCCTACTTGAACTGGCGAATTTTGATT